GTGCGATGAGCCGTGCCGATGCCAAAACAATTTACCTTAAAGCCTTTTGGCAACGCTACAACTGCGATCAATTCCCATCTGAGCTGGCTTTTCAATTTTTAGATGCGTGCGTGAATCACGGCTCCGGTAATGCCAGCCGTATGTTACAGCGTGCGGTGGGCGTGGCTGATGACGGCGTGATTGGTAAAGTCACTTTGGCGGCAATTGAGCGTTATTCGGTGGCGGATGTGGGTTTACTTTTCCAAGCAGAACGCCTTGAGTTTTACACCAAACTCAAACACTTTGAACGCTTTGGCAGAGGCTGGATTAACCGTATGGCAGGCAATTTGCGTTATTTTGCGAAAGACACGGTGGAGGAATAATCGTGAAGCAATTTTTACTTGATTTGATTACCAATGCAGACGGCAAAGCCAGCACCACCGGCTTTATCCAGTTTATGAGCTGGTTAGTGTTATCAGGCATTTTAATCCACGCTTATGTTGCTGATAAGGCATTTATTTCTGACTGGTGGTTTGCTTATGCGGGGATTTGTGTGTTGGGTAGTCCTGCAACAAAAGGCGTAGTGTCGGCATTAAAACGCCGTGAGGAGGAGAGCTATGAGCGTCCTTAATCTCTTTGTGTTAGCTGCTTTAGCTGTTTTAGGTTTAAGTGGTATGACTGCATACAAGATTCGCAAAGCACGCCAAGAAAATGACCGCTTGCTTAAAGCAAAACAGGCATTAGAAGAAAAAACTCGCAAGCAAGCGGTAGAAATTCGTCAAAAAAATGTAGAGGTTCAAAATGCGAAAACTTACCGAAGAAATGAAGAAAACACTCGCCGTGTTAGCGCTAGCCGCGTTGATGAGCAGTTGCACCAACACGGTTGGTTCAGAGACGGTGACAATTACGGGGTGCAGTGCGTTCGGGATGATTTATCCAAGCCGTGCGGACACAGCGGAAACGAAACGTCAGATTCTGGCTCACAATCTGACTTATAAAGAGGTGTGTAATGAAGATGAAAAAATTACTCAAACGCCTTAAAGGTTGGTGGTTTGAACGTCAATTTCGCAAGCAGAAACCTGAAGTTGCAGCACGCCGAGACTTTTTAAAAACGGCAATTAAACAGGGAAAG